CCATTGCCGAATTCTGATAATTTTCAATTGATTTTCCCGGAAGATCATGATTTCCTGGAACAGTATAAAATGGCCTTGGCAAATTTTCTATTGCCCAACCCAATAATTCATGGGAAGGATTTACTTTATATTTCTTGTCAAACAAATCTCCGGCATCAAGAATGGGAATCATGTCATGTTTCTCTTGTAATTCCCTGAGCCATTTGATTTTCCGTTCTTGGGTTTTCCAATGATCATCAGTTCGACACAAAGGGGCATAGGCCCTAAGTTCGATGTCTGCCGTAAGTATTGCCGATGCTTTCATTTTGTTTATTTATTAGAAATTTTTATTTCATCAGCAGGCACATACCCCGCTTCCTTAAATTTATTCACACAATTGTTATGAGCAACTAAAGCTACCGGTACCCCAATCCAACCAAATCCCCATGCATGACATGGTTGTGTTTCGTTTGTTGTTGGATTAACCATCATTGTATTCATACTTACACAGCCAGAAAGAAAAAGCAGACAGATAATTATAATTGTTTTCATGATTTCACTTCCTGTCCACATGTTGGACATTTTTTAGGTTGTTTCTGTTTCTCAATTACAATTTGTGATACAAGCAATTTTATCTGATCATCATTTTCACTTTCTTTTTTCTCTATTATACTGATTTCCGAACAAATCCTTCGTAACTTTTTTATTTTATTTTCACTCTTATCAATCTTCCCAGAAATCCCCTTTAGCTCAGAAATTTTCTTTTCTCTTTCTGGCAGGTCATTTAATTCACTCAGCAAGGCGTCTGTTCGCCTGATCCTGCGATTTATTCCCTGAATCCTATCTACCCTACCTAAAATCTCAGAAATCGTTTTACGGGCCGTTTCCGCCTCTTTAACGAGGGGTTCACATTTTAGGAAATTATTCAGGGGTTCTAATTCAATATCAACTTGTTTTACCTTCTCAATAATTCCTTTTAGCTTCTTTGATTTATTCCAAGAATTCTGAATATGTTTTTCTAATTGTTCACAAACAATTAATTTCTGTTCTCTTGCTTCAATATCGTTAAATTGTTCAATCTCTTTTTCAAGATCAATCAATAATGCCTTTTTCGCTTGATAATCCCTATTTAATCGTAATTCATCAGATTTTGCATTACTCATTACCCTGTCAATATCATCCAGGCCAGCAATCTTGTTTAAAATCCTACCCCGTTCCCCAGGGGATTCAAACATTAAAAAGGCTCGATCAACTTGCGTTTGAAAATTTACTTCATCCATCCCAATCAATTCCGAGATATTTCCAGGAGGAAGACCAGCACCGGCATTAATTGGTTCATTATTGTCAACTTGATAATGATTTAATCCCTTTCCTTTCAGTCGGGAAATAACACAACCTGGATTGGAAAATTTGCCAGTGATTCGCATATCTCCTTTCCAAAACAGTGGCAACATGGAATCCCCAAGAGGATCATTAAAAAACAATAGATTAGCTGCCCTGAAAGCAGATGATTTTCCTGCATCAGTTGCACCAATAAAAACATTCAATCCAGGGGAGAAATTAAGGATTGTGTGTTTATGGGATTCATGATTGATAATTTCAAGTTGTTCTATCATTTGTAAACCTATTGTTTTGTCATTCTTGCCCATTCGGCAATTAAAATTCCGTCTGCATCACCTTTATATTCAAAATTAGGAAATAATCTTTTCCCGATATCAAGACTTGCCTTTTTCAATTCAGGGGCACCTTTTATCCCGGATGGAAGCATTATTTTCTGCCATTCTTTTGAATCAATAAACTTATAAGAAATACCACACCATTCAATAGCAATTAAAGTTGATTCTAACGCTCTTAATGCGCTTGTTGTTGCTTGAAATCTTCTTGGATTTACCATTGGTCTTTCAATTAGCGCGACACAATCCCCATTCTTTTTTATATCATAGAGCAAATATCTTAATTTTTTGTTGTTGATTCTTGTTCTATTCTTTTTTGTTTTTGTATAATCTTGTTCTGAAATGGTAGGAATGTGATAAAATCCATTTTGAGTCCCAAGATTGTTTATCCAGCCAATTGAACCAGAAACACCGTTGTCAATTCCGATATAGATTTTTAAAATTTGATTTCTAATTTTTGGGATTTTAGAACTTGTTAATTGAATATTCTTTGATCTTTTCATTTTCCTTCCGGTGGAAAAGGTTGACACCAATGAGTGAAAAATCTATCGTTTGTTATCGATCCATTTTCAAGTATTACTTTTGCTGCTTCATGAGCGATATATGATTCAATTGTAAATGATCTTTTCCAGATAGGATTCCATACAAGAACATCATCATCACATCGGGGAGGAATCCTCTTCTTTATCGGAATCCATATCACTTTCCAAAATTCTGATTTGTTCACGTTTCACCCTTACCCTGAATAATGTCCCGGAAACAGCAATCACTTTTACTTGAATATCATCATTTACCGTAAATTGATCTTTCTTTTTTAATCTTGTTGGAAAAACTTCTTTTTCTTTTTCCCATGGTCCTTTCCATTGCAAGGTAAAAAATGGGCCTGATCCCCGGATGACTTCATACAAATATCCAGCAACAGAAATCTTTTGACCAATACGAAGTATTTCATCCATTATTCTCTATCTCCACAAACAGGACATCTTTCACCTGCCGGGATTTTTGCCCCGCAGCAGGCCCAAGGTAGATTTTTTAACATTGGATCTTCTTCAAGTTCAGCTTTTTCAAAATCAAGAATACAAAAATCGTGGCAAACCGGACAAAGTAATTTAGGCTTAATTATATTTGTAATTATTTTAACATCACATTTTTTATTTTTACAATTATAATCCATAACCAATCCTAAAATGATTTTGCCATTCGCTTGCTTGCGCGGCTAAATGATGCATTCCGTAAGTCTTACAAACTTCAAGAAATGAATCAATACTGAACTTATTTTCTTTCAATTTAATTTCCTCTGTTCCTGGATATGGCAAGGAAACAAGTTTTTCATTTCTCTTTCTTAACCATCTTCCTTTTGTACTCTCAATTTTATTATACCTGATTGAATCAGATTTCATCTCATTTTTTAGGTATTGAATTGCGTATTTTTCCCCAATTCCAGAAATGCCCGGTACTTTATCAGAACTACAACCGGCCAATGCCTTGACATCTCTCCATTGTTTTGGTTCAATTCCATATTTCTTTCTGAATTCTTTTCCATTAATCAATAATTGTTTTGAGGGAGAATACCAGGAACAATAATCAACAAGTTGTAAAAGGTCTTCATCATTTGTTAAAACTACTGATTGATTAGGATTATCAATTACAAATTTTGCTATTAAATCATCCGCTTCATATCCAGTCTGAATAAAATTGTTTTTGAATCCAATGGCCGGAAGGATTTCTGTTCTAAGAATTTCCATTTGATGAAAAAGTTCTTTTCTGGCTTCTTTTTCATCATCTGTCATTTCCTCTTGTTGCCTGTCCTTATACCCTGCATAAATTTGTTTTCTGATTTTCTTCTTGGAATCCCAAAAGAAAACAGGAAACGTTAAACCAAAATTCCGGGAATGGATTAATACTTGAACAAGAAATGAATGAATAATACCTGTCCCAAAATCTTCATAAGAAAGATTTCCGGCAGGAGTATGAAAAGCCCGCCAACAGAAATAATTGGAATCAAAGAGAAGGTATTTCATTTATGGCTCGTGACGTTCCCAGGCAGTAGAAACAAGACTTGTAATATCACAAGCAACCGTTTCAGCTTCAGACAATGTCATGTTTGGCGGTAAACGAGTCCATAAAAACGAATTTAATTCTGGCTTAATATTATCAAGAACCTCAATCCTTTCCTTTTCATATGAATCTCTTGTTATCGCCTCTTTATCTACAGCCTGTATATTATACATCATATTCTCCTTTTTGGCATTCTATCCTGAATGAATTGAGCTTGTATTTCTTCCCACAATTCAATTACTACTTCTTTCAATTCCTCTTCCATCCCATTTTCTTCCACATAAGAAATTGCCCCATCAAGGCTATTTGACAATATTTCTTCCCCATCAATGGAATATTTTTTATGTTGTGAATTCTGCTTCAGGAAAACAAGATTGGCCCGTATATCATCAATCCCATAATTATCCATAATATAAATGTCGGCGGATCGGTACCCCTTTCCAACTGAGGATTTGACAACATCTATATGGGATAATATGCCAATTGATTCTTTGTGTTCTTTCCCATATAAACTTCTTTCAGCTTTGATTACTTGCTTTTTGACAATCTCTAATCTCAAAGAAGCATAAAATTTCGGAGCATGTCCGCCTGTTGCCCTCGTCTTTTTAGCAAATGGCATAGTGGCCATGGTATCCCTGATTTGATTTGAAAATACCATAAGCCAGCCCCTTTGTTTCAGCATTCTACATGTACGCCTGAATCCCTGACTGAAATCATTTGCCCTCTTTGCCCCATCATAGCCCTTGGCATCCTTCATTTCTTCTTCAGTACAAAGAGCGGCAATTGAGTCCGCAATTATGGCATGAGGCGGATCACCTGCAGGCTTCCAGGAGTCAAATAAATTAAATACTTCCGCAATTGTATCTGGTTCTTTTATTGTTTTATCAGTAATGGAAAAATCAAAAAGGGCAGCAAATTCTTTATTCAATCTTGCTTCAGGATCATTGAATATTACATCTCCGCCTTTTCGTTGAATAGCCCCAGCAATCTCACACATGAGGACGGTTTTACCTGCTGAGGAATCCCCGAATATTTCAACAGCTATCCCGGTTGGAATCCCACCTCCATGGATAATTTCCCCAGATATGGCAAGATCAAGAAGGGTTGAACCAGTGGAAATAGTATTGTTAAAATCCCCGTCATAAGTTATTTCTGATTTTTGATGCTTCTGAGAAAGTGCGGTCTTGACCCTTTCAACTGTTTTGCTTTTTGTTCTTTCCATTATTAATAACCGTCAATAAATTGCAAAAGTAAAAACACATATATCATTAGGTAATCCAAATGTTCCAGGCTGAGTAATATTATAAATAACCGCCCTTATTTCTCTTCCGGTATATTCTTCTAATTTCGGATTATATTCTTGTAATATTATATAATCGCCTTGTTGATAATTTCTGTCATTTCTTCGTACTTTATGTCTTTTATCTCCATCCAATACTGATTGAAATTCTTTTGGCCAACTTTTTATTTTATGAAGCATGTTTCACCATTAAATTAATTGGGATAGGCAGGGCTCGAACCTGCACGCCGTCTACGCAACTGCAGCTTTGGAGGCCAAATCTCATCCTATTTATAGGATCGTCCGGCTGTGCGTCTACCAATTCCGCCACTATCCCAAACTTTAAATTACAATTTTTCCTGAGCTTCCATGCAGGAATCCCAAACCTTACAAACATCGCATTGCTTATGTTTATCGCAATCTACAGCAAACACAAATCCATGAGGACAATCGCCTTTCGGTTTTGTCGTTTTCTTATTCCTGGTTTGGGTTGGTTCCGGTTCTGGATCTTTCTCTTTTTCGTCCCCATCTTCCGGCAGGGCATCAAATGCTTCTTCGCAATCATCCTTAATTTCGCACTTCCGGCAAATTTTCTTGGAATTAAAATCAACTGCAAATGTCAGGTCATGAGGACATTCAGGCTCATTATCTTCTTCCTCTTCCCCAACATTAAGCGGCACATCATCACCAGTTCCTTCATCTTCTTCCGGCTCAGGTTCAGGTTTCGCTGTTTTCCGCTGTCGTGTCTGTTTTGCCGGTTTCTCTTCCGGTTCTTCTTCGGCTTCTTCCCCGGAGTCCACTTCCAGGAAAATATTGTTCAATTCATCATAGGACTTAATAACCAATACATCATCAAGATTAATTACCTCATCCAGAATAGATTCATCAATATCATCCCTTTCAACAAAGGAAATACTGTCGGCATTTGAATAATCATTTCCTGCAAACTGCTCTTTCTGAAAACGTACCCGCAAATCATAGCCGCCAACCAAATCCATAAAGGTTGCATATTGATCATTATCTGGGTCAAGCAATTCCTTCTTCAGCCGTTTCTCAAAACAGGCATATGAAAACCACCAGAACATAATCGGTCCAGGTTCGCCTTTCTCGATTACCTGGACATTATACATCACGCAATCCTGAGCCTTGAATTTATTCGCTTCGGTATCAGGAATAGAAGGATCGGCTTTTGCCTTGATGTAATATTCATTGATCGGGCAAGCCTTCCCAATGGAAAGAGGGCTGATATATGATTTCTTGTCAACCCCAACCTGCCGCACCCGTTTGAAAGGACGTTTATACCATAATTCACCTTCAGGGGCAATATTCTGTCCGTCCGGGTGTTTGGGGTCGGAAACGATATATGGCAACAGTCGCAGGGTATATTTTACCTCAGTCTTGCCCTTGGGAATATCGACATTAAAAAATTCTGTTCCATCCCCGAGATTTTTAAACATCGTCCCGCTACCACCTTGCGGGCCAGCAACAGCTGCCCCTGCCTTGGCCCTGTCTGCCGCTGATCCGTATTTTCTGGTTGATTTACTTCTTGTTGCCATCTTTGTTCTCCCTTATTTGTTTTGTTGATAAGATTTTTTCAATTATCCGAGTTATTGTTATAATCAGCCCGGAATGCCATAATCTTGATGCTATATAAACCCAAATTAATGAGCCAAAAAAGAAATATATCCAATGTTGAATAGTCCAATCCATTTCATTTCTTACTCCTTGTCCTGGTTGCTGCTCTAATTTTTTCGTTTACCGATCTTGATTCATATTCCTCCATTTTTGCTGATAATTGCTCAAAAGATTTTGGGGCAACCGGAACAGAAGTCCAGCCCATTGCCGCCAATTTTACAAAATTTTCAAGGGCTGATTTCTTCATATAAATTGATGATTTCCCACCATTAATAATATCCCGTTCATATTCAGCCTGGAATAATTCTTCTTTTGCTTCTTGGTGTCTTGGGTGAGTACGATAATATGCCTCACGAGCAGCATCGTTCTTTGCTCCGGCATTATTGGCTTCAAGAATCAATTCGGAACGAATTACCTTGAGATTTTCATGCGCTCTTTTTACAGCAAGTTCACAATCAGCAGCAGCTTTTGAATATTTCAGGAAAAGACCGGATTGCCGCAGCCATTCAACATCCAAATCTTCTGGAGTTGTATTGATATCATTTTCCGGGTCAAGATCATAATTTTCGTAATGATTCATTCAACAGTCCTCCAAATAATTTTAACATCATTGTTGTTTATTCTTTCTTGAAATAATACAAAAAGAGCTTCTTCTAAAGAATCTCCATCATGGATTAATTTCTTCATCTGAAAATAATTTTAAATCATCAATTATTTCCCAACGGTAAATTTTAATATTCATTTTGTTTATCTCCATTTAAAATTAAATCAACAAATGCTTCTCTTATTTTCATTCCTTGCCC